GTCCAGAAAGACTTGTCCAGACCAACCCGAGCTCCAAAAAGCTCGAGAGTCTGTACGATCGACAGCACATGATCTACAGGGACAATCAAGTCATCCCCGTAGACACGCACCGAGTTCCGGAAAGAATTAATATCTTTCCGGGTCATGGTCACGTTAAGCGATCTCTGAATCCCGATGAAAATCATGGTCGTAAAGACCATGGCCTCAAACGGAAAACAGAGCGCTGAACCCATAGACGCGTACTTCGCGAGTCGGATTACTCCGACTCCAGGTACGTCGGCCCGTCGAGAACGGGTGGCATCAATGGCCTTACTCAAATGGGGCCATCGTGACACCATCGTTCGAACGAGCTGATTGGAGACTCTATCGGAGGCATCACTCAAATCGAGTGTTGCCGTTCGGCGATCAGCCGAGCCCTGACGAGCCAAGTCTTGATTAGGGACCTGGTCGTCAAATCCAATAATCTTAGAGAGGAGTTCATCCCTCCCTAAGGACGAGAGAAGACAGCGAAGGAGAGCCTGCTGTGTATACATCATACACGCAGGTTCCATCGCTATAATTCTCGGAGTCTTCAACGTTTTAGGCACTGAGATAACCTTAACAGGAATCTCAGCATCGGGTTCGAGGATGTTCACCCGATCCAAATCACCACGGAAGTGGTAATTTGGAATCAAGTACTCGTAAGAGGGAAAGACCTCTTCGAGTCGCCTGGTCCAAGTAGACTGCAGATACTTTCCATTACTGGAAAGACCATCCGCAGTTGATCCTGGGCCATGTCTCGGGAGAAGCTCTCCATAATAGATATCTCTATCCATCTGGGTAAAGACTTCTCGGAAGAGCAAATCAGACATTTGTTGAAACTCAGCCAAATCTTCCTGACTGAGATTCATGTCTGACTGACGGACATCCTGCTCACACTTGACATAGTTCTGTATCGCATTTCTCTCTCTTGCTGGTGAGCAAGGAAGAGACATCTTGCCAAACATCAACGTAAGCTGACGAATGGCAATGATTGAGTCGATACATGGCTCGTCAAGTAACGTGCCAC